TGGCCAGGGATTGGTAGCAGGTGGGTCGACGGCCTTGACCCACGGCACGCGGTAGGATTTGTGCCAGGAGGGCAGTTGCTGGAAGTGAAGACCTAACTTCGATGTCATCCTTCCCACCCCTTCGGCAGCGCCCCGCCCAGGATCCCCTCGACGCGGTAGGCGCGACCGTTCTTGGTGTTCACCAAGGCCGCCTCACGCATGTTCGCCTGTCCTTCGCAGCGCTGCGCCATCCCCTCCTCGGAGGCCGCCTGATCCCGGTGCTGCTTCGCCTCCTCGCGCAGCCTGACGATCTGCTCGATCTCGAATCGTACCGCCGTCGCCTCGGCCCGCGCGTTTTCCATGATATGCTCTCCCTTCTGCAGCAATGGCATGGGGTCGACCGCGCCCCCGTACCCATTCGTCATGTCTCTTGGAAACGGATGGGCCTCCCAGTGGAGGTGTGGCCCCGTCGTCTCCGTGCCCGTATTCCCTGAGTAGCCGATGACTTCCCCCGCCCTGACCGCCCGCGGCGTCGTGGTGCGTTCCAAGTGCGCGTAGAACGTCTCGCCCCAGTCGGCCACCACCCACGCCTGCCAGCCAAGTTGCGGCCCCCACATCACCCGCAACTCGCCGTCGTTGGCGGCCAGCACCGGCGTGCCGATGTTCACGCCAAAGTCGATGCCGGGGTGGCCCTTCAGACCGAACTGCCCGTAGCGCTCCGGCCACGCGCCGAAAACCTGCGTGATGCGCCGAAACTCGGGCGCTAGCGGCCAGCGGAGGATCACATGTACCTCCTATGGGATGCGTGTCATGACTAACTCTGGGCTGTGATTTAATGTTGCCGTGACCGGAAGATCCGCTCCGGTGTTCTGGTACACGCGTGCCTGTACATAATCATCGACCGCGAGTTTATATTCGGTGCCCACTGGGCTACGAAATCGCACGTCGGCGGGGGCATTCTCGCGCGCGGAAGCGATGACCGTCGCACCATTCAGCAGCACTTCCACACGGCGCTCACCGGCGGCAACCCACCCGAACTCGATGTGCGCGGAGATAGCATAGACACCCGCCACGCGGCAGACCAGTTTGGTTGGATCACCGATGGCCCATTGCGCCGTCAATCCCGCGCGATCATCCCAACGCGCGTTGCTGAAGGAGATGACCGTTGGTGTGGCCGTGGCTATCGTCTGATCCGTGGCCCGATAGACGCGCGCCGAGATGGCCGTGGATTGGATGATGCTCTGCAACAGCACGTTGCCGCTCGCGTCTGTCGCCACCACGTGCGCATTGGCGGCGCCGGTCGCGTCTGGGGCGAGACTCTGGAGACGCCCGGCGTTGGCGATGTACTCGCTCCCCTCGAGCGCCGCGACGCGGCCTCGCAGATCACGTATCTCCTGAATCAGCGCCCTTAGCACCTGCGTACTCATGGCGCCCCGAACTCCGGCTCCACCACCTCGCGCCCCCCCTCATCCAGCGTCACGCTCACCCCCACGATCTTGCGCGTCACCTCGACTACCGTGCCATATCGCGCCGTCACGAGGTCGCCGAGGAAATAGTGCAGCCCGTAGGTGCAGGCCGGCGTCGTCACCGCCTTGAACCCGAAATCCTGTACCGCCGTATTACTTACGAGCCGCGCATCCCCGCGCGCGTTGAGTCCCGCCGTGGTCGTCACGTCTCGCGCGTCGGCGATCAACTCCACGTCAGAGTCGCCCGAGGTTCGGATCACCGTAGTGCGACTGGACTCTTCCCCCTGCCCGAGTACCGCCACGATCCCGCACTCGTTGCGCCGGTCATGGTCGTACTCGGGAGCGGCCATGTTGCCGTACTCGAGCGCAAAGGTTACCGTGGCGCTGCGATCAGTGCCGAGTTGCCCGTCGTACCAACGCCACTCAAAAGCCGCGTCGCCCGTTTGCACCACGTCGAAATCGCCGCCGCCCGCTTGCGCCAGTTCCTGCAGCGTCTCGAGCAGGTTGTCGTAGGCGCAGTACCAGTCCAGGGTATTGCCCGCCGTCCCCGCCGCCTCTGCCGACAGCACGCTGATTGCGCCGTTTCGCAGCCGCCCCGCAGTGGTCGTGGCGCTACTGGTCGCGTTGTAGGTGACCAGCGTGCTGGCGATGGTCTCCGCAGCATCGCTGGTGAACTCGCTGCGGTTCGCCGTCCCCGCGTAGTACAGCACGTGGCGTGTCCCCAGCAGCCAGATGATGCCGGGGCAGTAGACTGTCACCACGTTGCGGTCGGTGTAACGGTACTGCCGCCGCAAGATCAGGCCGGTGAAGTCGCGGTACCATGCCACGCCCGTGTCGCACCGCCACACCTCAACGATGCCGCGATGCTCCAGCAGCCCCGCCGCCGTGTCGTCGGCGTTCAGCGTGAACACCAGCAGCCCCGGCGCGTTCACCCGCTTGCGATAGGTGAGTGACAGCATTCCTCCCTCACCCTCAGCGGGCAATACCGCCTTGAGGGTGCCATTGGCGGCGCGTAGGTCGATGCGATAAGTAGCGGGCATTCTTTACGTCCACTCCACGGGAGTCGTGCTATAATGGCGGCAAGTCACTACTCTCAACCCCAGGAGGTTGCCATGAAGCGCCTTGCGGTGCTCATTGTGTGCCTTGTGCTCGTGCTGGCCTCGGTTGGTTCGGTGGCGGCGCAGCAGGGCTATACGGTGCACGTGCCAATAGTTATGCGAAATGCTGACGAGTACTCTCTATGGCGTACGATGATTGCCACCATGGACAGTAATGCTTGGGTCTATGCCGCAACAGGATACGATACCGGCGGCTACACCTATGCAGGTATGATCACATCTGAGATTGAGCACTCCAACTCACTCATCAATCCCTACGGCGAGTACGGGAATCCTGAGTCCGAGTACAGTATCAATAACTCAAATGGCATGTATGGCTCACTGGATTCGCCCTATAGCGCAATGAACCCGGAGGCCACCGATCCACCCAAGATCGTGTGGGTGGACTGGGTGCATTACGGCGACTACGATTTACGCCTCACAACGAATCCGGCCTTTCCGTATCGCATCGACACGACTTACCTTCTGGCCGAACTCCGGCGACGTGCTACTCAGGGCCAATAGCAAGCCACCAGATAGGGCGACTTACAATCACGCCAGGATCGTCATACAGCGAGACCTGAAAAGTCGTCGCGTCTGCGCTCACCGCGATGTGCGCTAACGGGTCGAGCGCCACAGTCTCAAGGACTTGCACGAAAACTTGGGGTTGGGCGCTGAATGCCTCTGGAAACGTGACCGTCGTGACACCCAGAGCGACCGTGTCAATAGCCCCCACTTGCATGCGCACAGCAGCTGGCGTATAGTTGTTGGCCCCCGAAATGCCCCAGTTGCTGCTATTACCCCCCTGCCGCTTACTGAGCACCGCCACGCGATTCCCCGCCGCTGTACCATCCACACTGTCGGCGGCGAGTTTCGTTGAGGTGACCGCGCCAAGGGCCAGTTTGACCGTCGCTACTGCGTTGTTGGCGATCTTCGTTGAGGTTACCGCGCCGTCTGCGATTCCCCCTTCTGCCACCGTTCCCCACCCCACCGCATCACCGCTGCGCCGCAGCACGGATTGCGCCGGTGCGGGACCGATGTCCGCCGGGCCGCCTGTTGAGTTGGCACTGCGCCCGATGACGCTCAACGCCCCGCTGTCGCGAAGCTTGGTGTTAGTCACCGCAGACGCCGCAATCTTCACCGTCGCCACGGCCCCCGTAGCCAGCTTCGCGCTCGTCACCGCGCCAGTGTAGAGCTTCACTGTCGTGATGGCCGCTGAGGAGATGCTGTTCACCCCGCCTTTGGCAAAGGTCCGCGCATCCGTCACGGTCACCACGCCCGCCGTATTCACCAGCACCGTGCAGAGCGAGATGTCGTAGGTCGTGCCGCTCGTCTGTGTCATGGCCGGCGCGCTTGGGCTCGCCGCGTCCACACCCGCGATGCGCGTGATGCGCGTCGTCTGCGTCGCCCCCGCCCACACGACGCGCACGACGATGCGGTCGATACGCGTATTGCCCGCGCCCACTGCACTGGGTACGTTCACATCGACGCTGGCGGTGTTGAGATAGACCTTGCCATCCACCACGGCCCCGCCGCTGTTGACGGCCACGGTCTCGGCCCCGTTCGCCGTCGGCTCCAGCTCATTGAGATACCCCGGCGCTACACCCTCGAAACCCGAGCACGCGGCGAGCACGCGGACGATGGTCGCCAGATGTAC